TGCCAAAACTTCATCATTTGTTCAACTAAAGAAATTTTATCATCGTCTTCATCAAATATTTTGTAATGGTCGTGGAAGATTTCTCCATCATAGGAATCCACAAAATCATCCACAAAGGGATTAGAGTGAAAGACTGTTTGAGCTATCTCTGAAGCATCAAATGTACCGTAACCCCAATTGTTCAACATATCTCCAAAAATACCTTTCAACATTTTCTTACTAGGAATGTAAACCTTACAATCACTGTACTTAGTTTTTAATAGTCTTGGTATTGATGACAATAAAACCCAATCTCCTAACCCATGACAAGTTCTCATAACAATAAACTCTTTTTTGTCTAAATATTCATCTGGAATATAGTATGGGTCTTTGGATGAAAAACCTATGGAATCTCTTTCCATACCATATAATTTGTTATCAAATATTCTAAAGAACGTTTTCATTTTTCCAATTTTCCAACCAAGCCCTTTCAGTATAGTAATCATCAAATCTTTTCAGAGCTGTTTGAGCACACAAGTCATAAAACTTTTCTGACTTTAGTTTTTTAGCAACTTCTTTAGCTCCATCCAAATCACCAACTTCGACTGTAGTCAATGGATGTAATATTTCTTGTGTATCCAATCCTTTGTACCCAATACAAGGTATACCATGAAACCCACAATTCATAGCAAATGTACCAGCCGCGTGTGTTCTCATTAGATGAACACCTATATTAAACTGACCAAGTGTCGTAATCCACTCTCTCCAGTTCATGTAATTTAGATAGTTAATATCCTCTATCATGTTCTCTTGTTCTTGTTTCCTACCCATAGATGGTGCCCAAATAGAATTACCTATCTCCCTAGCTACCATGTAAGAATCAAATCCACCATACCAACTAACAAAGTTACCACCAATCATTGTGCCAT